TGAGCGGTGTACCTTCGTCTGCGATGACATGCCCGCCACCACCACCACCACCACCCGTGATCGTGCAGTCGATACGATTGTTGATCGAGTTGTCGCCGCAACTGACACCTTGGCCTGTGAAGTTGATATAGTTTCGCCCTGGCAGCAAGATGCCCTGATTGTAGACACCGTAGATCGCTGCAACACCCTGCGGAAATTGCTGATCTAAGATCGTAAAATTCTGGTTGAGCAGCACGTCCCAGTTAGGAGTGCCGGGAGGCGGAAGATTTAAGTGAATGTTAGGAGTGGTCGGAATTTGAGCGAGAGCTGCAGCAGAGTATAGAACTGCAGATAAAAAAAGGGTGACGAGAAGCAGTTTTTTCATTTCATGGCCCAGTATAGCCTCTCAGAGTTACACTGTACGTTGCGCTAGCTCCAGCTGAGACTCCGCACAGCTGACGCCCAGCTATCGGTATCACCGGCATGCTAGTCGTAAAGTTGACTTGCGGTGTAGCTCCTGCGCTCGATGTCAAGTTATACGGCGGCGTCAAGTCTGCAGCGTTAGTATCGCAGTCTGTTGTCGTCTTTGTGCCCTGAATGATCTTTAACGTGCCAGCATTGACGCTAGTCGCAGAGATCGAGATGTCTGTAATATAGTTTCTCTGAGTCGCACCTGACGACGCTTTGAGCAGAACCGTAGATGCCGCGCCGACAGCTGTAGTCGACGTCCAGCCAGCGTGCTGAATGAAGCCAACAGTGTTAGTCTGCTGCGCGAGCAGGATCGCCGGAATCAAGATGGCTAGAAAAGCGAGTATGAATCTCATCGTGACAATCTCCGTTTTCTGCGCTTTGACTTACGATGCGGCAAGTTTTTCTCTTTAGTGCGGCTAAAATCACGATATTGTTTTTTCGACATATCAGGGCAGTCTTCGCGATCAGAGTGCTCGCAAATCGCCATATAACGGCGTTGCGCCTTACTTACTGCGGGCATTTTCTTGTGCCTCGCTCTCTTCTGCTTTATTCATTGCTGCTGTCAGCGCTCGCAACGTCTGAGTCGTCGGTCTGCTGATGAAAGCGTTCACGATACCAGCGCCTCCAGTCGATATGACTTTCGTCAGCATCTTAGGATCGTGATAGCCGAGATACGTCGCTACGTGCATAGCGCCGAGAGCCAGATAAGCTGGGTTCTGCAGCAGAGCGCCCATAACGATGTCTTTAGCGCCGAGCACTCCCTGAAAGAAGCCGAACCTGCCGCGCCCGAAGCCAGCAGTGCTCTTAGCTTCTTTCTCTATGTTGACTGCTAGATTTCTCAGTAGCTGTTGTTGATCTTTAGTACCGGCAAACAAGTCAAGAGCTGTGCGATTATTCTTTGACCAGTAATCCATCTGCTTGACTAGATTTTCCGGCTTTGCTAGCCCCTCTCGCATCCACACGTCGCGCACAGCTAGCTTCGCTTTGTCAGACATAAAGCGGCGAGCTTCAGCAAGCGTTACAGGATCTTCAATCGACGACAATTCTTTTACTAATCTGCTCGGATCTTCAGCTGCTACTTTGTCTAGCTCGCCCATGCTCTTGATCATTCTGCGCCCGTACTCGCGATCTACTTTCTGCAAGTTGCTAGCGAGCGTTTCACTCTTGCTCTTGATGAGGTTCAATACGTTCTCTTGAGCATCTTGAAGCTGACGCCACCCTTGGCTGAACGGCTTCGCCTTGCGCTGCAAGTCTTTCAAGTCTTGGCGCAGAGAAATAAGATTGCCAGCGTGAGGGTTACCGTATTTTGCGATCTGCGCTTCTTTTAGCTGCTGCATCGCATCTTGAATGTTTCTAGCTTTGCCAGATTTCACCAGCTCTGTGATGTCTTTTTCTGCAGTCTTGGGATCGATTCCGAGTTCTCGCCAATCACTCGATGGTGCCCCTCTGTCTCTGAACAGCTTAGAGTATACGCTTTGCGGCACTGTTCCCTGCTCTAGCGCAGCTTCTTCAGCTGCGTCAAGATTCTCTGCTATGCGCGACGCTTTAGCGAGTCTTGCTTCTGTCGGAGTTGCTAGAATTTTTTCTACCTGATCTTTCGGCACTACAGACGACAGCGCATCTGCGATCTCGTCAGTCTTGACAGGAATGTCCATCCCGGCTGTTCTGACTGCTGCGTATTGCTCGCCGAACTGGCCATGCAGTGCCTTCGCAGCTGCTTTCTCTTCGTTGCTAAAAATTCGCGCTGCCGCTCGTTCTGAGACGCGCCGCGATCTGCCAGTGATTATGTTCAGCACATCTCGCGCTTCTGGCATCACAGCTGATGCTCTGCTGCTGACAGCAGCCCACGCTTCAGGAGCTAGTCGCTTGGCAGCCATCGTGATGCCACCAGTCGCCAGCGGTCCCAAGATTTCTGTGCCAGTACGAATCTTGCTCGCAGTCTCTGGGCTAGCGCCGAGAATCTGTGAGCCTGTGCCGAGCAAACCACCACCGAGAATATATGGCGTGTTTAGCAAGTTCGATGCTTCGAGCAGGTTTTTTACATCTTTCTTGCTCTGCTCTGGCGTCTGCTCGCTCTTGCCTGTGATCAGACGTTTTCCGATCGAATACAGAGCCGGAATCGGTGCGCCACGAGCGAGCGCTGACGCTGCTCCAGGAATTGCCTGCACTCCTGCGACAACATCACCGACAGCTCCCTGTATCCCTGCTTCTTGCGGCGTGATCTCTCTCTTAGCAGAAGCTGGCTTCTCAGAACCAGGCACTAACCCGCGGCGACGTGCTTCTGCGAGAGCAGCTTGCTTTTCTGGCGGCAAGATACCGCGCTTATCTGCTTCTAGCACTGCAGCCCATTGACGATCTGTCAGCTCCAACTCACTCGCCTCCAGGCTGTGGAACGCTAATAAGTGCGCCGAGCACCTCTGCGTCGCTAGCGTTGCTCATTTCGCCTGCTGCTTCGAGCCCGCCGCGCAAGCCCTGCAGACCCATTATTCTGTCTGTCACTATGTCGATTTCTCTCTGCTTAGCTTTGATCTGAGCTTGTTTCTCGCCGTACAATTTAGCGCCAGCTTTAGTCCAAGTGCTCGGCATCTTTTTCGGGTCTGTCAAATCTTTTAGCTCAGTCTGCAGCTTAGCTTTCGTGTTGTTCAAGCCGCTGATCTGCTTGTTGATGTCGTTCTTTTTCTTATCTAATGCGTCTAGCCTCTTTTGCTGTCGCCCAGTAATCAGCCCCTGAATCATCTGGCCGTATTCTTTGCGCTCTTTAGCTTTCTGAGCGTCTAAATCTTTGGCAGCTTTCTCAGATTCTTCAACTGCTGCTTTTGCTGCAGCTCGCATAGGATGGCCTGGTGTATTAGCGATCTGGCGCTGCTCTGCGATATTCGTAGGTAATTTAGGCTCTGCTGGCTCTTTAGGTGTAGTTCTCGTGCTGATCACGTTGCCGTACTGGTCAGTAACTTCAACTGTTTCACCTGGCTTAGTTTTTGTGATCTTCGGCTGAACGCGCAGTTTCTGCGCCATCTCGTAGACCTGAAACGGCGTGACGCCAGACGCCGCCATCTCTGCGGGCGAGATAGTTCCCATGCGGCGCATAAACTCTTGCTCGCTCGGCGCTACCATCCCAGTCTTCTGCGGCACTGCTGGCTGATTCGGGTCTTCAACGTCGATCTGAGCCGGAACCAAGCCCTCGCTAGGCTCTAGCGCTTGTGTCATCTTCTGCAGCGCTGCGCCCTTGAGCGCCTGCTGCTGCAGCTCTAAGTTGCGCTGCGTGTCTAGCTCGCGCTGCTTCATCAGCAGAGGGCCGAGCGCACCGATCGGTGCGAACGGCGCCAAGCCGTGACGCTGACCCTGTATGTCTCGGTGACCGAAACGCAGCGGCGCTAAGAGAGAGCCGAGCACCGTCATCAGCTCTGGCAGGTTACGATTTAACCAGGGCTGATTAGCGTTGGGGTCGACCAACGCTGGATCGGGCACAGTTTATTCCCAGCCGTTCTTCTTGCCGCCGCCGCTGCGAGCGCCATGCTTGCCGGTATGGCTGTCTGACGCCTTCGTGCTGCCCTGAGTCGGACCCTTGCCGGTCGAGTATGTCGGAGTGATCGTCGACTCGTGGTTCGGAAAGCTCTTCGGCATAGGGATGTCGAAGCCGCCCTTTTCTTTTTCTTTCCAGCTCATAGTCTACTCCTTTCGATCTTTTAGTGGGCCTTCGTGTTCTATCGGACCTTCGTGCGCTTCTTTGGTATCACCGTACTTCTTGATGTGATGCCAGTGACTGTAGTCAGACGAGATCAAGTTTCCAGCGTTGTCGATCTTTTTTGTCGAGACACGCTCGCTAGTGTGCGGGCTAGGATTGAATCTTTCCGGCATAATAACTCCTTACTGCGTTCGTTTGTTGACCATCATAACGGTCACGTTGATCGAGCTTCCTGCACCACCAGTGATGCGCGGTCGAAACTGCACGAACACCGGCAAAATCTGCTTGAGCGGCGCCTGTGCAGTCCACGTGATGTTGATGCCTGCTGGGTCCATGATCGGGTCATAGTCCGAGTCGATCAGCGGCCCAACTTTGTTCGACCCTTCTAGCAAAATCGTGCTCCCACCGAACGTGCCCCACGCTTGAGCCGACTTATCAGTAAAGTGCGACACGTAACGATAAAACGGATATGGTGCTCCAGTGTCGTTCGTAGTCATGCCAGCCCAAGAGATCAAAAACACGTTCGCTGCAAGAAAGTCACAGCTATACGGGATGACCGCCACTGACCTCGCTCACTTTCTCTCTGATCGACTTGTTGAGCGACGCTATGATGTCGTCGTGCTTCTGCTGATATGACATGACTTGCTTGTCGAGCGCTGCGATCTTCTCATCAGCAGCGCGAGCAGCATCAGTGACTTCGTTCTGCAAGTCTTTAACGCGCTGCTTCATCGACTTCTCGTAATCGACGAGATCGTTCTCGCGCTGCACTTTCTTTGCTTCGAGAGCAGCGATCTCTTTTTTGAGAGCGTCGATCTTCGAGCGCACAGCAGTGTCGCTCTCTTCAATCGCTTTAGTCTCTGCAGCTTTCATCGCTGCTTTGAACTTGTCGTGGCTCGCAGCGATGTCATGCGCTTCAGCGCGGCTCTTATTGACCTCTTCAGCGAGCTTCGCTTTCTCGCGCTCTAGATTAGCCATCTCGCGTTTCGCCTGAAGATAGCCATCGACGAACGTCTTGGCGTGGGCGAATATCGCGTGCTGGCGCTGAAGCTGCGCCATAGACTGCTGAATCTCGCCATCTGAGATTTCTTCCGGTTCTTCTGATTTACGTTGAGCCATAAAACCTCACATAATGACCAGCATCACGACCGTAACATCAGTGTCTTGATTGCCGCCATCAAGCATCGGATAGATCGCAGAGAGAGTGTCGTCAATCGTCATCATCCCGGGTCTAGTCAATAGCGCTGGCAAGCCCTCGTCGTCTGTCAGCTCGTAGTCACTACGCTCTATACCGCCGCAGAATCGCAGAGTCGCTTTGCCGCTGAAGTTGCCGGAGACTTCGATCACGCGCTTGCGCGGAAAAACATCTGCAGTAGTGTGCGCTTCTCCCACGTCATCTTGCTTGAGGTTGCGCCACGCGACCTTCTCGTGAATCGTCGACTGCATCGTGCGTTCTGGCTTGATCATCCTATGCTCCTGCTTCTCTGCAGCAGTTTCATCAGCATTGCGAGCTGATCGTTCTGAGCACCAGCAGTAGAGAAATTTGGTATCGGCGTCAGAAATCTTGACACATCTGGCGGCTGATATGCTCCGGTCTTAGGTTGTGGCTCTTGCGTAGGAGGCGCAGCAGGAGCAGTCTTTTGCCCGCCACCCAACATGCCGGGTAACGTCTGCGCTAGTTTCGCCGCATCTGTGAGCGACATGCCTGAGAACGGTTTTTGAATCATCGCGCCTATATCGCCTAAACCGAACGTACCGCTTTGTGCTGCTCCGAGCGGCGTTGAGAAGAATCCGGCATTTTCCATCAGCGGCCCAGCTACTGTCTCGCCTCCGATCTCAGGTGCTGCGCCGAAGCCGATAGCTGAACCTCCACCGCCAGTCATGCCGCCGCCGAGCGCTGGCATAGCTCCACCTAGCCCGCCGACTCCACCACTAACTCCGCCGAGTATAGCTCCTAAGCCTATATCTCTGCCCCACTCGCCACCTTTGTCGTGACCAATCGCTCCCTTAATCCCGCCGAGAGACGCGCCGATAGCAACTCCTGCAACGATTACCCAAGTCATTTGTGCTTTTCCAGAAACTTGTCAATCGACGCGATCAAGCCGAGCGTCTCGTAGTTAGGCGCGATTACTTCCTCTTCGATCTTGTCGAGATCAGCTTCGCTGTTGAACTGCGTCAGATGCACAGTCGTCCAGAGCGTGTCTTCGACCGCGAACACTGCCCGCTTCAGCCCCACCTCGCTAATGAAAGTGCATGGCGCTTCAAAGTGCTTTCTGCCAAACTCTGTTACGACAATCACCTTGCCCTTCAAGATGAAATTCAAATGTTGGTGGCGATGAATCTTGCCGAACGTCCAGCTGTGTTTGGGCAAGAAACACTGACGAGCATACGTGCAGCAGCCGTATTTCTCGTCGATCGGCGTGAAATAGTGAGTCAGCGTCAGCTCGCTCGTGACATCTTTCATCTGACCGTTCTCGATCATCTGAAACATTTCAGCTTGAGCCTGCAGCACGCTCTCGCGAAACCTTACTTTTTCCAGCGAGTTATCACTCATGCAATCGATTCACAGAATCTTAGCGCTGCCAGAAACAGTTGACGATTTTTCTTACCGCCAGCTAGTTTTCGCGCCCACAGTACACCAAACGGAGCGATAATTGCACTGAAAATCGCAGACTTCAGCATCAGCTTTGCTATAGGCACGCCAAACTTGTGATAGCCGCGCATGACCAGTGGGCGATAAACTCCCATGTGATAGCCAAGTAGAGAATCTAGCGAGTATATTTCTTCGTCGAGATAACCGCGAGCATGCAGCACAGTGCAGATCACGCTACCGAACATCCCGCCACCACCACCACCACTAGTCTTCACTGTAGACGTCAACCCGCCGAGACTCGGAGAAAGCTGCATTACCGGGCCAAGCGTCATGTCTTGAGCTAGCTGATAACGTCGCAGATAATCTTGATAGTTCGCCTGCGCTTGCTGCGCTTGCTGCTGATACGGCATGTTCGCTGCCTGCTGAGCGTTCTGAATGTTCTGTATCTGTCTATTCGCTGCTGTTTCACTGATCTGCGCATACTCCGGTGCTGCTGCTGCCCTGTTAGAAATCTCCTGCTGCAACAGCGGCGTCAAAGCGCTGCTCATCGAGTTAGCTACAGCTTCGTCAGCTGCGCCGCCGTAAGTCGTACCCTGCAGCGCTTGCATCTGCTTTATCTGCGGTAGCACGTTCTGGGTCCACGACTGCATCGCTTCTTCAGTAGAAGGCGCAGAGCCGACAGGACCACCAGTCAGTTGATTAAGTTGACTCAGCGCTGTCTCTTCACCGCCGGTATAAAGCTGATTAGGCAGCTGTTCTTGCATGCCGATAAATTGATACTGCTCAGGTGTAAGCTGAGGAATATCTTGCGGTTTCGCCGCAAAGAACTGAGACAGATCGACTGCTGGTCCAGCACCAGGAGCACCACCGCCACCCTCGCTTTGTGGACTTAACCAGCTTTGCGCGAGACTAGCCCCGCGTTGAATCAGCGGCTGGATCGCAGGGTTCCAGTTCTGCTGATTAGTCTGTTGTGTTTGCCCGCCGCCGCCGCCGCACATGTCAGTGTACCTCCGCAGAGACTAGCTGTGCGCTCACGTCGATCCTGAGAGTTGAGTATTCTTTTATCGCCCTGCCCTTAAAAATTCTGAGAAACGCCTGCTCGTGCATAGTCGTGAAATACACGTCATAGTCGATTCTAAACGGGCTATTGCTCTTGGCATACATGCCGTTCAGGTAATCAATCCACTCGCGCAGTCTAGATAGAAACTCGTCTTTCAGCTCGAACAGAGCGCCTGATTGCGGGTCAGAGATGATCTGAAAGATAAAGATTCTCGGCACGTTCCAGACTGTCTCAACCCACGCGACTGCATGACCTAAAACATGCCCTTTCTCTACAGCAGCCCAGATGCCGATCGTGTTGCTAGCCGTCACCCACTTGCTATGAATCGTCTGGATGATTACGTTTGAGTCAGCACCCGGATTTTCCATCTGCGTCGCAGCGATGATTCTCTCGCGCACATCTGGCCAGAGCCTTAGCGAAAGCGTATCGTCAGCGAATAGTCTAATAAGCTCCACTCGCGCCTCTCTGTTTGTTGAGCATACCGATAAGTTGTAAGAGAGCAGTTATGCTCGGTATATTTAACTGACGCATTGCTCCACCGCCGCTTTCTAGCTCAGCTTGCGGAAAGCGCTGCATCAGAGAGCTGAGCGTATCGCTCGGCTGGACGAGACGACCAGCGAAAGTAGCACCGCGTGGTCCTGCAGATGCTTGGAGTGCTCTTATCATAGCGTTAAGCTGCGCTACACTAGTATCGCTAAAATCTTCAGGAATGAGATCGCTGCGAGCCACATCATCGCCCTAATCATTACCCGCCACCGTAACCACCACCGCCGTACCCGCCAGTAGGTGCGCCAGCGATTGCGCCTAAGCCGAGCGCTACCCATGCACGCTGAAACGCTAAGAAGCCTGGATCATAGATCGGGCTAGCGTCTTCAGCGTCAAACACGATCGGGTGGCTGCCGCGCTGCCTACGGTCTTCTCTGATCATCGCGTCTAGCGTGTCTTTATAGTCCTCGTCGTAGCCGACGGCGGTAGCGTTCCACGATTGATCGCCTGTCCGGCTGTAGAGCTTCTTCGACATCTCCTTCGACGCTCGCCACATGATGGCCTCTGGGGAGATCAGCGGCACATCGGAATCCTTCACCAGCGGCGTTATTACTAGTCGGCACTGACGAGTGTACGTGTCGTACTGGTTCGGGATCGGCCATAGCTCGTACTCCTTCACGCCGTTCACTATCTCGACCTCAGTGAATATCAGCGGCACGTTGCGCATGACACGTAATGGGTCGTAGGCGTCAATCAGCGTTAAGTTGCGCCGTACTAGAAACCACTGCGGCCCTGAGAGCCTGATGATTCGCTCGACAGTCGTTGGGAGTGTGTAGCGAAGAGTGACTAGTGCGTAGCCGGTGGTGAGAATTGTCGACTCACCCCACGGAATCTGAAGCGTCAGGTGAGTAGGGTCAGTATACCCAGTAACACGAACGAGAACGCGAGCGCCGACCCGCAGATAACGCCCCACATCGCTAGCCGCGAATGTGGTGTTGGTTCCGACAATGGTTGAAGAGCCCTGGGTAAGTGCAATAGTGCCATCTGTTTTGTCTGGCTGGCTTACGAAAGCATCAGTAAAGTTGACGCCGAGCCAAGGACGAAGACGAACAATGGAAAAATAAGCACGATTGACAGCACTCTTAGCCTGTGCGACTGAAATCTGCGTCGGAGTTAAGTCCTGAACCGCAGTATACAGATCGACAAACGTAAGACTCATTCATGCGCCGTATTCTCAGAGCACCGGGTTCGCATCGACAACGATGTCTACGGTGCCAGACGTGCCGAAAGCCATCAGTATCCGGTAATACTGATTCGTCGCTATGTCAGTCCATCCTGATAAAATAGTGCTGCCAAGAATCGATGCAGTCGTTGCAGCAAAAGGTGCTATCTGTTGGCGGTTCGTCGAAAAGCTAGTGTTATCTGCAGTCTCAAGAGTCAGAGAGCAAGTGCCGCTCAGCGCCTTGATCAGAATCTTCGCTTGAATCCACCAGCGTCCGGGTGTCACCAGATCGCCAAACGCTCCGGTCGTGACCGTCGTTGTCGCTGTCGCATCAGCTGCAGTCTGATGATGCTGATAAGCAATAGGGCCCGTTGGAGGCAACTCTGATTTAACTGCCATCGCAAATGCCATGTGAAGTCTCCTTTATTTTGCTCTAGTCTACTGCTTCCCAGTCACCCATCAGCTCGTCTGGTGACGGCAGCATCACTAAGCCGACGCCATCAGTGTAGTGCCATCTAAAATCACTCTTGTCGTAGAACAGATGCGGGCCGACAGCTACGCCATCTTTTGTCGGAGCTATTCTCTTGCCTTCTTTCGCTGCCTTGAGCGCTTCGATAAAGCCCAGCGCTGACGGTGCTTTTATGTCTTTTCTAGATGCCGGCTTATGCTGCTCTGCGTGCTGCTCAGCTTTCGGCTCTGATTTTGGCTCTTCTTTCGGCTCTGATTTCGTCGCCATACTAGCCACCATATCTGAAAGCGTAGATATTGTAGACCCCGGTTGCCGGAGTGCAGCCCGCTGCTGTCAGGGTAGAGAACGCAATCGCTAGCGTGTTCGCCGCTGACACGCGAGCAGACACCATAGGGCACAACGATGTCGGAGCTGGTCCGTTCACGAAAACGATGTCGCGAGTGATCAGACCGTTCACCGTAAACGTCTGCTCTGCAGTCTGAATTGCTGCTGACGACGCTGCTGGCGTCAGCTTCTGTTGGTAAAGCGCTGCCAGCACGTTAGGGCCGTACGGGACAATCGGCTGAGAGTAGAGATAAGCCGAGTACAGAGCGACAAAAGCGACTAAAGCGATCAAAGATACTGTTATTTTTTGTTTCATCGCTCTATCCCTTAAAAGTTCGAGGCGCCAACCATCTTCGCGTGATAGCGGACTATCTTGGTGCGGAGATTCCCCGACCAAACGGTTTTTGTATTGATGCTTCTTTCTGACGGGGTGCCGGGCAGTATCGGGTCGACCGCGAAGTTCTCTTCTTCGTGACTGACGAGATCGATCCAGTTCTCGTTGATGAAAAGCAGCGTGTTAGCGACAGTGTTACGATCTACCACGAGCACTGCGCGGTTAAACTTCAGCGCCTCGAACCCAGCCTTCGTCATCTCGTCGTCCCTAACGAAGCGCTGAAGAGCCTGCATCTGACCCCAGATGAAATCCCATCCCGGCTGTGTAGTAATCCCCAAAGTTGGTTGCTCGTCGCCATCGCAGGCTTTGCCGTAGACGTTGATTTCTAGTTCCGTCAGCGTAGTGACAGGCGTCGACGCCTTAGCGTATCGACCGTCACCAGCGATCCCACATTTCCAGAAAGTGTTGCTGTGAGCGATTCCAGCATAAGTCGAGAAATCTGTGCCCTCGTCGACAGCTTGAAACAGATGATCTAGCGAGTTGCCCTCAGTCGCAGTCGCATACAGAGCTGCAGAGATGCGAGCGCGAAGGTTCAAGATCGCTTCGTCGAACTTCGTCTTGACGAGATCGACCTTAGCGTACGGTGTGCGAGCTTTCAGCATGTCTGTGCGCGGAATCGTGATGTCTTCAGCGACGTGACGCCACAAGACTTCAGCAGGCTGGATCGTGTCTTCGACGCCGTGCGGCAAGTTCGCTGCGCCGATATACCACCCACCGTTTCTCTTAGTCTGCGTCAAAGCAGGCCAGGTGAGAGCTGCGCCCCCGTCCAAGACCGGCCCCTTGCGCCAGAATCGATACAGCACAGGATTATGCTTGAGCACGTTGTCGAACACGAGCGGAGCTATGTTTTTCTGCACGAAAGAGTTCAGCGTGCTCGCGAGCACTGCCATCGTGCTATCGACCCCAGTTCCAGCTGCCATTTGAGTTCTCCTTTACAAGCCAAGTCCTTTGATTTCGTCGACTAGACCACGCCACTTGTCTCCCCACTGCCCCTTATCTTCTTTAGGTTCTGGCACTTCTGGCGCTGGAGGGTGGCCGCTACCTTCAGTCACCGGCGGCTCCTTGCCCTTCGATTCAATCTCGCGCATGACCTTCTCGCGCTCTTCTTTTCGCGCCGCTTCTAGCTCGTTCGGGTACTGATCTGACTTCCAGTCCTTGTAAACGTCGTCCCACGAGCGATTCATGTTCTTTTTTCTCGCGTGCTCGCGAATCTTGTCTTCGTCGAAGTCTTTGTATGCTCGTTTCATGCGGTCAGCTTCGACCTTGTTCAGATATTCCATCACGAACTTGCGATCTGCCTGATATGCGTTGTGCTGCTCGGCTAGGGCTTGCGCGGCGGTGACCAGCGTCTGCTCAAGGTAGTTGAGATATGGCATGAGGGGCTGATAGAGAGAGTCGTTCTGAAAACTTCGATCAATCTGATGCGCTGCGCGTCCATCTAGAGTTGCGCGGGAAGCTTCAAGCGTCCGCCTGTAGCTATCGTTTTCTTGACCTAACTGTCCCAGCCGACCGTCGCGCTCAGCTATCTGCTGTTTCAAGCCCTCAATCGCTTCGATGCCTTTAGTGAGTTCGCCCATCTTAGCTCGCATGTCTTTCATCGACATGCCGCTGGTGTCGTCAACCAGATCGTCAACGGTCACGTTCTTGTCTTTCAGCTCAGCTAAGACTTCAGACAGCTTCATTTTAAGTTGCTCCTCCTAACGGCATTGCTCCGGGCGGGCTAACTGCTGGCGGCGGGAAAGAACCCATCGCAGCTGACGGCATGCGACCTGCTGCTCCTGCCATCTTGTTCGGCGTAGTCGGAGGTGCTCCGCCCTGCGGTAAAAGAGTGATGAGTTTTGCTGCTAGCTGCTCTAGCTGCTGTGCTGCGCGTGGGTCTTTATCCATCATCTGGCTAGCAAGCATCTTGAGCATGGCGCGGATCGCTTGACCCTGCTGGCCCATCTTCTGCTGCTGCTGCATCTCCATCAGCGGGCCGATCAGACGATCTGCGAGAGGTGATGCCAGTACGGTTCCTGCTTCGGGTGATGGCGAGAGCGGGTTGATCGCCGACGTGGTCTCTGGCGACGCCATCGGCGATGGTGGGCCTGCCCCTAGAGGTGGGCCGAACGGTGGAGGCATAATAAACTATCTTTTGTGTTTGCGTCCGCCTTTGCGTCGACGCCGCTCTACGATCTCAGGCATCTTCAACATAGCGCTTTCCTCCTTCAACTAGATTTCAGCGCGAGAGAGGAAAAGAGCGTTTCAGCTCTAAAAACGATCTAATCGCGCTGCTTGACTCACATACTGCGCACTTGTCTCCGCCCGCCCGGCCGCGCATACCCCTTGCCTCGTCCTCTAGACCTCGATCTGCGTGCTCGTGCTCCAGCCATATTTAGGACAAAGCTATGCGCTTACAACAATGCGATTGTAAAGAAGAAGCTGCGCTGAAGTTTTAAGTCAAGCGCCTAGGCGTGACTTCGCGAGAAATAGATCGCTGCTTGTGCGCTTTGGTGTGAAGAATGAGGCTGCTTTGAATCGCTTCGATGTCCCATCGTGGCGATGACCGGACATAGTACGGCTTATGTATCTCGTTGTTCTCGACCATGCGCCAGATAGTTCGCATAGAGCAGCCGAGCATTGTCGAGAGCTGTTTGCTGTTGATCAGCTTCATCGTGTCAACGTGCGAACTAAGAACCAGCTAAAACTTACCGTATTGCCGAGTCCCGGCGCTGCTTGAGTCGTGAAGGTGAAGCCAGTCGTCGTCGGCGTGATCGACGTGATAGTCTGACTGCCAGCTGCCGGAGTGCCGGTAAACCCTGACGGCGATAGAATCACCGAGTAATTAGCGTCTTGCTCTGCTACAGGCAGAGTCACACTGCCAGTCGTCGGAGCGCCGGTCATAGTCGCAGCGCCGGTCTGATTTATCACCGGGTTGCCGATCATAGCGCGTGCTAGCTGATCGTAAGCCCAGTCTAAGTCTGGATCATCTACTGCTTGAGTTCTTATCGGCGGGACAAACCAGACCATCAGATCATCACTCTCGCCTCCCAAGCCCGCACTTCTAGTCGTCTGATTTTCAAGTAACCGTTGCCTGTGATACGCACGACGACGACGCGCCCGTTCAGCTCTACGTTAGTGATCGAGAGCATCGCGCTGTCAGAAGGATCGAGCACGCCGAGAATCGTCTCTGTAAGATTATCGTATGCAGGACCAAGCTGAACAGATACGGTGAAAGCGCCAGACTGCGCGTCCATCGGTTCTGCCATGATCTCAAGACCGTCAAACACGTAGTTTGATCCAGGTATAACAGGCATCAGCAATCGCCAGTCGTTAAAGATATTTGAACCGGCATCTAGGGTGCCTTCCCAGTGATACGTGCCGACCGTGTTGCCCATTATCAGTTCTTCGATCTTACTGCTGACGCCTAAGAAGTTCGTCGGGATGTCGGGCAGCTGATTCGTAGGAACGTCCGGCAGCTGGTTTGTCGGCGTCGACAGCTCGCAGATACAGAGGCCCATCGCTGTGACAGGAATCGTCGATGGTGTCTGCTGAATGTAGACTTGACTGTTCTTGTACGAGTAGATCAGCAGATGCGTCGGGTAAAAATCGCCATCGAGAGCGATTGAAATCCAGATTTCTTGCTGCGCGTGCTGATAAGCAACCGCAGTGAGATATTTCGTCACGAAGTTGACGCGCCCAGCGATATAGCGCTGCGTCTGATAGATCATCTGCGACTGCACGCCGTTGAAACTCCAGATGTTACCGTCTTCGCCGAGATAGACGACCTGCATACCGCCAGGACCGATGTCGCACGCAGCAGGCCCGATCGGACCGGGCGAGTGATCCATAACAGTAAACGAAAATGCTGCTGCATCAGAGCCGAGCTGCGCCTGCATGATCCACTGGCTGCGCTCCATGAGAATCGCTGCAGAGTTTCTGCCGAGAGTGCGAATCGCCATGATGTTGTCCGCAGTGTCCGGCAAAGTATTGCGTGCTATCGCGGGCCAGCTCGTGCGATCAGCGACACTTGACCACTGAACGTCGTTAGGAAAGCGAGTGCCGCTATACAGCAAGTTACCGATGACGACTCTGTTAGCTACTGTAGCGCATGTGCGACCGATCGGCGCTGCAGCGATGGTCGCGAACACCGTATTCTGCGTAATGTCAAACTCTTTGGTCGGGTCTTTATCGTTGACGCCGATCATGTACTGATGAGCACCCTGAAAAAAGTACGTGAACGTCGTCGGCATCAACGCTTGAGTAAGCGCAACATTTGCGATGTTCGTGTACAAGTCCGTCGCCATGTTGAGTTTCCACCAGTGAAGATTCGTAGCAGCTATCAAAACTGTCTGATCGCTAGTGTCGCGACATGGCGGCGCGAAGCCGAGCACTATCTCGTTGAGATTCTGACCGACCTGATTCAAGCCCGGACGAGTCTGCAGCTCATCTTCTCGTATCAGCACGTTCAGTGACTGGTCTGTAAAACCGATCTGATTGAATGGCGGGTTGTTGATAAAAGTTCCGACGATAGCAGGAACTGTGATCGGTGTACCGGCTGGCATTTTATCTAGTCTTCACGATGTCGACGCCCATACCCGAAACAGAGTTAGAAGCTGAAGATAGACTCCACAGAGCATTAGATTGAAAATTGACAGCACCGCTCATGTTGATGTTGGTCTGTCCTGCGCGATGATAAGTAAGCTGGCCACTATTGCCAAAATTAAACAGCACGTTGTCTTGACCGATGATGGTCGTCGCGGCAAAGTTCTGCAGAGACACGCTGCTTCTCGCGTTGAGACGGATATGAGTGTTGACGCCGACATTCGTCACCGTGCCGACGGTCGAGTTGAAGATTGACGGGCCATAAAACACACCACCGCCCAAAGCAAAGCGCAGCTGCAATGATGAACCGCTTAGAATACTGAGAATAAAATGCTCAACGTAGATATGAAGAAAACCAGCTGTGCCGAGAGAACCACCGGGGATACCGATAGTATACATCGCTGTCTCTGTAGCGATGCTGTTTACGTTCGGTTCAGAATTATCTCCGGTCAAGAAAATGTCTGATTGAAACGCCAAATTCTGCGCAGTCGAGCCATCGTTGTATTTTAGCCGTGCTCCGTTTCGCTGCAGCTGTCCTGCAAACGTCGGGTCAGCAGCGACGTTGAACAGCACTAAGCCCTTCGACAAGGTGAACGTACCGTCAGCATTTGTAGATCCGATCGCTGCCTGCATCGCTACCTGCGGGATGCCGAACATCGCGTTGTACCACGCTTTGACTTCGCGGATACGATCATCGAGCAAGCGAGCTGATTCAGTATTACCGTCCGGAACTGACTCGTCTATCACGAAAGGAAATGAAGCTGGCATATTATTTACCTATCGGGTGTTCTTTTACCCATTGTGCTGCTGTTTCAGCGTCCATCCAAATATAAATATCTTGTCCAGCGTTATCTTTATCCCATCTTCCAGCAGGTAAACCGGGATACCAGTATTTTGACTCGATGCTGAAATATGGATGATTCGGCAGTTTGAAAGTATCAGGAAAGTGTTTATCTGGTCCCGGTATTATTCCTGCCTGCCAAGCGCCTCTAAGATCATAGTCTTTTCCGGTGTCATGCGGATTGACGTACTTAGCTCTCCACTGCTCAAAACTATCCATTTCTTTGCTGTCTCCGGCTCTGCGGCTTGCCTTGCTGAGACATCATCTCCATGAAGCCGAGCACTTCTTGAAAGCCGCTAGTCGCTTCGACCCTGAACCTGAGCGATGGTGGCAGTTCTGGCAGCTGCTGAACACCTGAAATCTTCTCTCCGTCGAACATCGGCACCATACGACCCGGCAGATAGCGATCCACCATCAGGCCGATCATCCGTGCGCCTAGTCGCTCTAGTGACTCTTCTGCCAGCTTTGCCAACATACCCATCAAAAAAGAACCCTTTTGCTGCATGAAAGCGACAGTCTTGCTCGCTACCGATTGGCCGGGCGCTATCGGCGGGTCGTGCAAACCGACCTGCTCTTCTAGCTTACGAATCAAGTAGTCTGGCAGCTGAAACGCTTGTGGAGGCAGCGGCTTAGGAAACTCGACCTTGAACTCAGACATCGGGCGCTTGCGAATCTTGCAGCCGGGCACCAGAGAAAGATTGTCCCAGTCCTCGTCTTCCATCGCGTTCTCGTCGCATATCACCAGAGCGTTCGTGACCTTGATCGAGTTTTCGATCAGCAGCGAGAGCGCTTTATTGATCGAGCGCTGAATCTCTTCGTTGTCGGCGAGCAGACCTGGCCGCCAGAGCGTGTTCGGATACAGAGCGCCAGGAATGTACACGAACGGCCAGCGCATCTCGTAGCCGAACGCACGACCAAACGCTTCGTTCGGAATGTCTCGCAGCACTACGTTGCGAGTGCAGGTGATGATACGCCCGTACGGGTATCTCGGCGCCCATACCTTCTTACGGCGCAGCTCCGGCGTTATGTCTCGCGACGTGAGGCCCATCATGCGCTCACGCAGCTGATTCACTTTCTCGATCGGAGACTGTTCGCTCAATCCCTCGATGTTGCCCTGCAAATCTGATCGATCTTCCGGCGACAGAGAACCGTTCATCATTCCGGTCAGCTCTGACCACGTGTCGATCATCTGTTTAATGTTCGTAATTTGCGTTTCTTCTTTCGTTTCGAGCGACGAGTCGTCAATCCAGCACTCAGCGACTGTCGCTTTGGCACGACTGTAGTCACCTGTCGCACGCCACCCTCCCGCAGGAGAAATAACGTCTCCCTCGCTCTTAGCCCACTCTGGTGATTCAGTAGACCACTTGCGCGAAACAGAACCGTCGGGCTCTACGAGATGTGCTTGCTCAGGATACCGAGCCGACATCGTAGCCATGTCTAGAACATCGCGAAAGATGATGTAGCTGCAGTCGATGAGGCGAAAGTCAGTGCAGTCTGGATCTGGATAAATCTTCTTCGGGTGCGGCGACGAGATCATCACGTCAGCGAGAGACTTAGAATACTCGTGTCGCCTACCGTAGCCGACCTTGAAAAACCCGCCATCGCCGATCCACGCCCACGTCAGTGCTTCTGCGTACTTGTCGATCACGTATTCTGTCTTCTGGATCGACCAGAAAGCATCCTGCCATGCCTTCATCACGTTCGAGTCGACGTTGGTTCCCTGCGGTATCAGTTTTAGAATCGGGCGGTTGCCGATAACGATAGAAAGTGCGATGTGCAACGCTCGCGCCCATGCGTTCATCTTGATAGGGCGACGATAAGAAGGCAAAGGTCCTGTCCATTGTGAGCCTTTCAAAAAAGCAAAGTCAGAGTCCCACTTGTCTTCGCGGGTGATCTTCTTGCGCATCGACGCAGCATGGCCGAGAAGTTCAAATACCCAGTCTGCTAGCTCTTCGCCTTTTGTCTGATCGTACTCGTCAGGCTGCTCAGATGGCGGTATGATCTGCTCGTGAATCGGCGGGGTTTCTGCTGCCATATTATTTCTCGTAGTAAAGCGCTAGACCGAACACCTGTAAAATCTCTTGCACTGACTTCGCTATAGCTAGTTTCAAGTCGTCGTCGCACTCTGCTGCAGCTCGCTTTCTGACAGACACTGCGCTCGCGTCGAGACACATCTTCAAGACGCCCTCAGCTTCAGACTGCTGACTGTCACTAAGCGGCAAAGACTGGTTAAGCAGCCACTTTAGCCCGTCTGGCGTCTTGACCCATGAGTTGAGAAAATACGCGCTCGTAGCGTCTATGTCGCCGCCCCAAGTCGACGCTGCGCCCTTGAGGGCTAGTTTCTCTGTAGGATTAAGAACATCGCTGTCAAGAATCCAGTGAACACGCGGCTTGTCTGAGAAAAAATCTTCAATTATCTCAAATACCATCAGAAATCTTCTTCGACCTCGTATACTTCTCGTGGCTGCCACTTGCGAGTAGAAAACACATGCGAGTTAGGTTGAGGAGGGGAGTCTTGCGACTCTGAGTCGCCATCGACAGGGGTTCGCCCTGTAACCGACTCGTCACCCCCCTCGTAACCGGCTAGCTTATTTTCGACTGTATTGCCCTGCGGAGCGCCGTAAAGTTTCGCTAGCGTGGGGCGCAGCTCTTTGAGAGGCACGCCGGGAAACTGGTGCTGAAACCAGCAGACCAGAGCGATCAGAAACGCCATGATGCGATCATCGCCAGCTCTGCCGATGTACTCGTCTGCAGAACCATCTTTCAGCTCGTAGCTGACCAGTTCATGCACTAGCTCGTCTGATCGGATAGTGACTTTGCCGCAACGAATCGCCCAGTCGCCGATCGCGTGCATGACATCTTTCGACTGCCAAGTCGTCTGCCAGCCGAGAGTATTTGATGTTTTTTGGTAACGGTCAAACTGGAGCCAACGATAGAGGTTGGGATAGAAAAAGATACGCTGTAAACTGTTCTGGATAGCTCGCCCCATATTGTTAATCTCAACAGCCATAAGGGCTTTGTTGTAGTAGTGGCCCAGTAGATGGAGCATTTCTGCGAACGGCACAGCTTCCATGTGACCTGCCCACTCAGCGACCTGAACAGGCCATTCGCCCGGTCGTTTGGACACCCTAAACACGCAAGCCACCTGCAAATCTGAAGTCGCAAGTCCGTCGGCGCAATCCACTCCAATACAATAAATGGCTCGTTCTTCAGGATATTGCCAGATTTTGAGTGCTCCGTCACGATTTTTGACCAGCCCCTTCTTGTTTATATCTCCCTGAAACAGAATTTTCTTGTGCTCGTGAACAGGCTCTACTACATCCATTCCCCACGGGGTCTCGCCTACAGCTGTCAGCGCTTCTTCCCAGCTGCATGGAAACTCGCGACAGCGCAGCTTCCAGTTACCCATGCACCTCACCTCTAGCTGGTGACGTAGCCAGGTCAGCTGTGAGTTATCTAGCGGATATTTTTTCTTGAGTTCGATCTCTTCTTCGTTGAGTTCGTCGTCCGCCAGTGATGGCTCAAGACGGTTGACAGGATCTTCGTAGAAAGCGAAGAACAGCGGAGAGAAACCTGACACACCATCCAATGAGCGGCGCCACATGTCAGCCCATTGATTATCAGGGCCGCTTCCGGTTCCTTCAATGATGAGGATGCCATCGCCCGTAACTGACATAGTTGGCAGAAGAGTGGCAAGGAACTTCTCAGGGTCAGCAAAATTCTCGCTCTGAAATTCTGAGATGTGAAGCATCTGCGCATCTGAACCTCTGCCTAAATCAGTCGAAAGAGCTGAGCCGACGTCGATCACCGAGTCTAGCAGCGGAAGTCTGATCTGCTTGCCATGCGAGCCTGCACGCTTCGGCTTGAGAATTTCCGGCAAGTTCGAGTAGAAGCGCTCGTAGATTTCAAAGATCACCTCGACGCCTGGTTTCGAGTGCGCTATAACTGCGGCTCTCTGACCAGATCGCGTGTAGCATCTATGCGAGAATCGCCCAGCGATCAGGGTCGAAGACCCTAAACGTCTAGCTTTCAGCACCTGAATGAACGCTGGCATGCCGCGCTGAAGCAACGAGTCGATGGCCGCGTTCATCTTCAGCTGGATCGGCTTCAGCTCGAACGGCACAATCGAGCCGTAGCGTGGATCTTTCACGCGCAAAAATTTTTTACTGTAGAGCGGAAAATTCGCTAGCTGATTCGCCATCATGCAGCTCTAAGAGTAAAGGCAGTGTCGTCATAGAGACGCCATCTCACTGGCGTCGTGTACTCGAAAATCTTCAGCAAAAACTTCCTGTTTTCTTCGTCGACGATGATGAAGTCGTAGAGATACGGATCAAAGCTGCCGAACAGGTCGTCTTTCTGCAGCGATCTGTCCATTACCATCTGCATTGAGAATGCAGATAGCGCAAACATCTAGAAATAGCAACGAAAATTAGCAGAGACGAGCGTCGTCGCGACAGAGGATAAAACCAGCAGGAGTGGCGAAGCTGCGCCCGTCGTGCAAGACGAGCGTGCCTGCAACTGTCGGAGTATTGCACCAGATCGAGTGCAGAGCAGTCGAAGAGCGAACTTTTCTTATGTTAGCCCATGTGATGCCCATACCTAGCGGGCAGTTCTCAGCAACTATCACTACGTCGCCGACCTTCACCTCATCAAAGCGACGCCACGACTCGCCTTTAGTCTTGTCGCCCTCTAGCATGCGAATCTTGGTCGAGCCGAGCCCGATCAACGGGTGAAGCTCTCGATTAGAAATCACCAGTTCTATGACAGGTGTGCCTTTCAAGTCATCGACGTTGATAAGCGTCGCTCCTTTGATCTGCGCTACTGTCATGTCTGCAGTAACTGTCTGTCTAAAGCGCCAGTCTTTAGGGTGCAAGAACCAGCCTAACTCTGCGAACTGACAGCGCGGCGAGAGAATCAGAGAGGTGAGAGCGATCACTCAGATAATGACTTTCATGTCGGTAAACAGATCATCAGGCACATCGTAGCCGCGAATCTTGTAGAGAAGCGTCACCCATTCTCGCTCGTCCATTCGTTGTGCCATCGCGATCCATTTCTTGGCGATCTCGTTTAGCGGCACTACGTTGAACCACGAAAAATCGTCAGCGTAGCGACACGCAATGCACGGCACTTTCGCCCTGTCTGCCAGGTCGATCATCGCCTGATACGTCGGGTGAGTGCGAAACTGCGGCGCTGCTTTCTCATGCTTGTACTCGACGAGCGCTACAGCTTTGCCGCGATCATATTCTAGAAACAGAAAATCTAGATCGACTGCAGGGCAATCCCAGCCCCAGTGGCGATGTCTCTCGCTCAAGCGCAAATCTCGCCAGCCAGTACGCTCTTTTTTCACTTCAGGCATAGTTCTTTTTGCCTCTTAGGAAATCTACGTACTCACTGAAAGTGATTTCTCTGTCAGAATGAGGGCGCGGCAGCTCGCCGCTGTCAGCAGCGATGTAGTATGCGATGTGCTCTAGCAGCTTACACTCGTATTCGAGCAAACGGATTTTTTCTTTCTGCAGCAGTCTTTCTTCTTCTGTGTCCATTAATCACGCTCGATTTCTAGCGCTGTCTCCAAGACGCTTCGATCAATCGTATAGATAGATTCATCTTCGCTGAGCACCAGCACAGGAACAGTAAATGGCAAGCGCATAGCTGCGATAGATTCAGCTAGCGATTCGAGAAATTCTTTTTGCGGATAGTTACACTTGAAAATCAACACTGAGCCGTGACGTAAGTCTAGTTTGTGAAGCATCGCTGACAGTTCTAGTTTGCCGTCATTCGTGATGCGATACATCAGTGCTCGCCCTTCATCCTTGCGATTCTCTCGTTCAGCGCTTCCCTGCGATCTGACATGCGATCATCCTCGCTCTCTGTAAACGACGAGCCGAGTTCTCTGCGGCGCAGCTCTTCAGCAAAGCGACGCTGCTTTAAGTAATACCACCGCGTCAGCATCACGTATCCGACCCATACTGTAGCGAGCAGCATGACCCAGATCGTGACCACAACTATGAGTGTCGACAGTTCTATAGCTCTGGTTCTTTCTCAGGCTGCGGCTCTTGCGGCTGTGGCTCTTCAGGCTGAGGCTCTGGCTTCGGTTCTTTTTCCATGTGTTTCCCTTCCCCCACTATCGCTGCGTGTCCGCGCGGTGCTGCTAGGTGAGTTTTTTTTTTGACTTCAGCACCTTCTTTTTAGCCTTCTTTTTAACCATCGCCTTCTCCCATCTCTCGTTTTATAAAATCTTCGTAAGTCAGTGTCGAAGTCGGCCCATCTTTACTCTTTTTCTCAATCGAGTACAGAGCGCGAATGAAGCCGAGAGACTTGACGATCTGACAGATGTCTCGCGTTATCTCTTTCGTCTGCAGCTCGACTGTCTTTCCGTTCTTGAGCGTCTTGACCGGCTTCAATCGTTCGCTCAGCACTTCAGTGCAGAGCTTAATCGCCTGATCTATGTACGGCAGCAAGTTTGACGAGTTAGAGCGAATCGCGTCAGCGTACATCTCGACAGAAGCCTCGATGCGAGCGTTGCCGTGAGTGCCGTTCAGCATGTCCGGCGGGAACATCTTCGGCTTCGGAAGCGGCTTATCTTCTGGCATATAAATCTGTCTGCTCCTGTTTCCACACAGCTGGGCGGTCGTTCCACCACCCAGTCTCAATTCTCTCGTAGCCGTGCATGCGCATGTGCTCGTTGAACTTTCGCCCGATCGCTCTAGAAGTGACTGGCTGCAGGTTGACGACGTAGCCGCGATTGAAGTGACCGCACGAGTCTGCGTTGAAGGCGTTAGCGACGAGCATCAGTTTGAAATTTAGCGGGAAAATTTCCTCGCACAAGTGAGCTACTGGCTGCTCGAAGTGCTCGAAGTATTCAGACGCAAAGACGAAATCGACGCTGTTAATCGAACTTAAATCGTTGTTCAGCGTGAACCCGCAGTCTTCTGCGACAGTTTCAGCGAAGCGAGACTGCCACGACTCGCTGAAGTACGTGCCGAAGACATCGTTGACGCTCATCTCGTTCAGCACAGCTGTCGTATAGCCTAAGCCGCACCCTAAATCGACCGTTCTATACTGCATCAGGTTAAACTTTTTTCTCAGCTGCAGCAGATACTTGCGCGAATATATCAGATAGCAGGCAAGCAAGTCAGCGAGATAAATCTGCTCGCAGTAGACAGATAAATCGGGGTGACCGCCAGTGACAGAATCGTACCATCGCTTCTGCAATATCATCGCGTCGTCGTGAAGCCGCTCTGTCTTCGGGCTTCTGTAGTATCGCTCGAACGCATCGAAGTGTCTCATCACGCTGTCAGTGTCTGCGCCGATACGATTGCAGCGCTCTGCGAAGTCTGAGATAACTTCTTTCCTATTCCAGGTTAGCACTGGCGCGTCATTCATCGGCTATTTCCCAAACCTCAATGATCGTTGCTTCTGCTTCACCTGCTTTACACTTTTCTTCAGTAGGTACTCTAAACTCGACGTATTTGGATGAATCATCGAGTAGTATTCCGCTTCTAACCAGTCCGTCCACTGCCGCCTTATGAGATCGTCCTGTAGGGTCTGCGGGCTTTTTTGAGCGATAGCTAACGCAGACACGGTATCGCGAATGAACTTTTTCACCTTCATTCTCTGTCGCAACGACATAGAGTCTAGCCTGTTCTGGGTCGGAAGCACGAACGGCAGCACGATTCTCAGTCTTAAACTTGGCGAGCTGTCTCTCGACATCTTCATCGTTCCAAGTTTTTCCCCATCGAGTCATCGAGTAGCCTCCACAACTGTTTGCGACCAAGCAGCGCGTCAACCTTCGCCTCTATCTCTTTCGCGTTGATCAGATCGTCTTGCTTACGAGTGCGAAAGTATTTTTTCTGCGCCATGCGCATCTCGTAGATCAGCCGCACGAAGCCAGCTAGGTCCTTCATCACTACGCTGAGCTGTTCTAGCAAGTCAAGGTCTGCGAACTGCTTTGTCATCGCGTTCTCGTTTCGTGATCTGCTTAGCTATCTTGATCAGCTTCTGCTCGAACAGCTTCACAGCTCCGAAGCTGCCGGTGCGCTTAGCCTTCTCGATAAGAGACTTTAGCCGCTCGATCTCGCTCATTGCATCTTCCTGCGCAAGTTCTTCAGGATCAGCGCCTGCTTGAAGTGACTGTAGTCAACCTGGTGTTGTGTACGCTGAAACTTGTGCGTGATCTTAACCACGTCAGGGTGTTTGTCTGCTAGCTCCTGCGCCATCTTTGCCCTGCCATCTCCTTGGTAGTGCGGAGTCATCCCTCCCTTGACGGTCATAGTCTGCGCCTTAGCGATCAGAAAAGCGTTGAACTGAACTGTGCATAGCCCAGCCTTCAATACCCTAAGACACAAATCTGTGTCGTCGTTGTAGAATCCCTCGTTACGAAAACCAGAGTCAGTCTTGATCAGCATGTTCGAGTAGACCCTGGTGTTGAGCACGTAAGCCGGTATCTTCTGCTTTCTCTTGGCGAAGAACGTGTAGTTACAGCCCGCTATGACGATGTTCTCGTACTTGTCGCAGAAGTCCTCTATAGCACAGAACATGCTCGCGTCACGGGCGTTGTTTTTCTTGTTGTGTACGAGTCGTACGAAGCCGCGAATGTTGTCGTCGAACGTCCAGAAGCGCTCGACACCTAATCTCTCTGCGTGATCCCAGATGTAGTTTCGAGTTACTACCAGCCCCTTGTCGCTATGAGGCAATACGTGAAGAGTGCCGCAGAACGACGCCTTGCTGTACGCCTCGAAGTCCTGCTGCTCGACGAAGACCGTGTAGTCGACACCTATCCTATCGAAGGCTTGCATCGTGTAGCAAGTGTCAGCTCTGCCCTTCGATGGAATGAATACAGGATAGCGCATCTTGCTGCTAGCGTAACACTCAACGTCGTCT